GTAATTGAGAAGTATTCCGGACGCGACGCGGGAGGAATACAATCTAACTCCGGAGAACTTTGTTCGGAGGAGTTTGTCCCACTTCGTGTCCGGCGTTCTTCGCAAACTCCTATAAATTCCAAATACGATTATAACAAGTCGAATTTGCACCGTTTACAACATTTTCGTGTCTCAATTCCGGAGTGCCTTCCGCATTATGCTCTGCTGGAAATTTTGAACTAGGGATAATTTCAGGGGTAATGTTTTTGGTTTTTAAGAATTTACCTATAACAATATCGTCTTGACCATTGCACACAGATTGAACTGTTTTATAATATTCATCCAACCCTAATAATGCGTCACCTCGATATAAAACGCCTGCAAATGTTTCTAGAAAATCAACTGGTCCAGTATAATATTCACTAGTAAGAAAATCCAGATTTTTTCTGCCAGCAAATCCCACTGCATCTTTGTTTGCATTTATTAAAGTTTCTATCATTTCTGGAATATATTGAACGTCGTCGTCTACTAATATTACATAATCATTTGAATTTACGTGTTGCAATGTTGGTACGATTTTTGTAATTGGACCTAAATCTTCATCTATTACGTTTATTTTGACATTGTTATAGTCCTGTGCAATTTTATATAGGTCTTCGATTGGATAATCGACCATTTTTTTTGTTTTTAGGGGAACATTTATATATATGATGTCGGGCGACCTGGTTTGAAGCGATATACTTTTTAATGTTTTTGAAATCGTATTTGACGTAATTCGTTCGGGAATAGTTGTCATGGTTACAATTATAGTGCCGTTTGAGTTTTCTTCATAACCTTCGACATATTGCGCATTAATTCGCAGTGACATTACCCCACATACAAATATAAATATACACAAAACATATACCCATTTTTTTATACGAGGCATTATATGATATTAAAACATTTTATCGATATAATATAAAATGCTTGGTGGAATTGATATTGTGTATTGGATAAATTTGGACAGGTCTCCTGATAGAAGAGCAAATATGAATGAAGTTTTTAGTGATTCTGAATTTGATTCATTAAAAGTTGTGCGTTTTTCTGCAGTTGACTATAAAAAACTTAATGTATTAAAATTTTTTAATATAAACGAAGTCAGACAGCGAAATAATCTTCCCGAATATGCGTGTTTTTTATCTCATTTAGAAACAATACGACAATTTTCTGAAAGTGAATATTCTGATGACTCTGTCGCATTGATAATGGAAGATGACGCAACACTGGATTATAAACCTTACTGGAAAAAACCAATATCTAATGTTATTAAAAATGCGCCGTCAGATTGGGAAATTATAATGCTGGGGTATATGTTTGACGAAGGATTTCGAATACCAAATATAAATTTGTTTCCGGATTATATTAAAAATGACATTAATAAAATATATTTTGCGAGCACAATATCATATCTAATAAACAAACGGTCCGCGAAAAAAATTATAAATACTCATTACAAAAATGTTAAGTACCACCTTATTCCAACTATAACGCATCATCATTCGGACTACTATTTGTTTAATTATTTTAAAACATATGTTTATAAATATCCATATTTTAGTTATAAAACCGAAAATGACTCCTATTTACATCCAGACCATCTCGATAACCATAAACGGTGTAAGTTGCAAATATCTAAAATGTTATATGGAATTAAACCGGTTGACGAATCTAATTATGAAGGATTCATCGACTCTGGTATTCGAAAACTCGACCCTAATATAATTTTTGCTGTGCTGTTTTTCATAATATTTGTCGTATTTTTATACTATTATCGAGATGTTTCGCCACAAATTTCAACATATACGAAAAAACTAAAACTGATTTTCAAAACAACATAAAACCGCCGCGACAATAAGTCGTAGTCAAAAATGCCGAAAATCGTAGTCATTGATAGAGCAGGAACCGCAAAAACGGTTTCTATTAAGGATTTCGCCGAAGACACGCTTTATAAGAAAGTCGGGTTTAAATCGGGCGATGGATTTGTTTTGCAACATACATGGGGTGCGGATGATGGGGTAGACCATGCAGTACAACTTTACGCCAAAAAGTCGGGAAAAGCGGGACAAGAAAATAAATACGATTTTCCGCCGCCTGTGGATGAAATGTTATTTTTCGGGTCGTGTGCATTGGTCGGAAGTGACCTGGCAACCGGCAAAATAGTCGACTTGACCGAAGAGGATTGGGAGGAGATATACGAATTTTTGTTTGGGGGGTTCGAGGATATTGGTTCTGAAGATTCCGACGATGATGATGACGACGACGACATAGAAACCGACGACGAATTGGAAACAATAAAGAAAACCACGGGTATTGAAGTCAAACAGACCAAGCAGGGGTATGCTAAGGACGGGTTCATAGTTGACGATGATGAGGTGGAAGATGACGATTATTCCGACGACGAATCTTCCGAAAAAACCCCGCCCAAGAAACTATTGGTTAAGGGACGAAAACCGGTGCCACCACCAATCAAAGTACAGGAACCCGTGCCAAATGATTTGCAGGTAGATGATTGCGAGAGCGAATTGAGTGAAGAATCCTATGTATAAGCATGTGATCCATGCGACCAAGAAGCATGTGACCCATGCGACCAAGAAAATTGAATTATTATGCAGCAAAATACAGATAAAGATATAATACTGAACTATCATATCTTTACCCAATAAATAAACCCAACCAATATCATGGCATTCCAACTTAAAAATCCCACACAATTCCGCGAGAATATTCGCAGTAAAATCAAACAATTATTAATCGACTCAGATGTTTTGCAGAAAATCGCGGACAGACACAAAACATCTCTCGAAAACATAGCAACCAATATAGAGAAGGGTGTATTCAATTATACGATTCGCGAATGTACTTTCCGTAAACTGGTGAAAAAGTGGGAAAACCCGACTTTTACGCAAATATATATCGACCGACTCCGAATGGTAAACAGCAATATTAAATCGCCGATGATAGTCGATGGTTTGTGCTCTGGCGATATTTTGCCACAAGGCGTGGCGTTCTTGACTCACCAGGAAATACAACCGGAAAAATGGAATCCTCTTATAGAGAAGAAGACGAAACGCGATGCTTCTAAATGCGACAAAAAGGTGGGCGCTTCAACTGCTATGTTTACATGCTCTCGGTGCAAGTCGAAAAATTGTACGTATTATGAGATGCAGACGCGGAGTGCGGATGAACCTGCCACTATATTTATTACTTGCTTGAACTGCGACAAGCACTGGCGAAATTAACAAGGGAACCCATAGTTACTACGAAGTGCCTTTAGAACCCTCCTTCTTTGCGCTCGCTTATCGAGCGCTGGACATTATAGAAAAATATCATAATGTTATGCAAAATATAAAGGATATAATAAGTAACAATAAATAATGTCAATACCTATTGTTATTTTTCACGTTGGTTGTAGTCAAGAATATTTTAAAAATTGCGTCACCGCATCATCCAAAAATAACATCGTCTATTTAATTGGCGACGATTCGAACAAAGATACATTTTCAGCAAATCCAAAAGTGACATTTTTCCACATCAATGATTTGGAAAATGACGGCGCTCAGAGATTTAAAAACTGTTTTACAAATTACAGCAATAATAATCACTCATATGAATTGTTTTGCTTTTTACGGGTGTTTTACATTAAAGCGCTGTTTGATAAAACCAAATTAGATTGGTTATTTCATACGGATAGCGACTGCGTTATACTAGAAAACGTAAACGAGGTTTTTGGCAAACCAACACAAATCGCATTTTCTCTGCAAAAAATGGAAAATAAATTTCATATGGTGGGGTCGATACACAATGCCATGTTAAATGTAGACTTTTGCGATAAATTCGTCGAGTTGTGTTTTGATATTTACGAAAACAAATCCAAATTCGACTTGATTGGCAAAAAAATAGACTGGCATAAAACGAATAAAATTCCCGGTGGAATATGCGACATGACTCTATATTATTTGCTGGATTCCGAAAAAATAATAAAAAATATAATCGATTTAAACGAACCGTTTGAGTTTAGAGGCAAAAGTGTAATTTTTGACCATAATATATCTGATTCGTATGGATTCGACGGAGATAAAACGTACGCCAAACAAAACGGTATTAAAATACTAAAATTGGACGGGAGCAACTACTATTTTACGAGAGATGATAAAAAACAAAAACAAATTCAAACCCTTAGCATTCATTTTCAGGGGGCAGCAAAGAGAATTTTGTCGAATTTTTATTTATAGTATTTACCGCCAGGTGCGTTTTTCCAAAAACCGACGGAATTCCTCCTCTTGTTTTTTACCAACCGCGGTGTCTTCTATAAATCGGATTTCCAACGACATCCGTGTCATATCGGCATTCCCATTCGACGAGCATCCGTGTATCAAATACGGCGAAAATAGTATAAATTCATCCTCTCGAGGATTAGGTCGTGTCATGTTCAACCTCTCGCGACTCTGTACAATCGCATCCACCGAATATTTTTTGCCGCTATTCTCGAAATACGCGCCGCCCTTCGTGACAATCAAATCGCGTTCATTCCACAAATGACTACCGGATTGCATTGTAAGAGAGGATAATTCATTCGACCCCACTATAGGCACATAGATATTGACTATGTTTCTATAAAAATCCAAGTAGACATCGCGGTGGCAAGGATTGTAGTCCGTGTCCGTATTCGACTTACGAGATTCCCTCCGCTGCGCTAAAGAAATCTCTCCGGCGAATCCTCGAACGCCTACCACTTCGTGTCCGGCGTTCTTCGTAATAGACGACGGGCGGCAAATCCGCACCCATATATCGTCGTTGAATATCTTGACCTGTTTACCGAGTATTTCCGAAACCCGCCTCTCCATATATTCCGCAAACCCGCAAATCTGTGGCGATTCCGTCTTCTTCCAAGGCATCGCATTAATAATCTTGCGGTGCTCTTCGTCGCTAATATGCAAATGATATTTAGATATATCTGATAACAGTTGAGAGGTTAAGTCTTCTATTTTGGACTGAATCATCGACCGCAAAAATGTATTATAAGACCGCATGGTAAACACCGCGTGTCCGTCAGTATTGAAATCAGTATTCTCCAGCAAATTTACATCCTCTGATAGAATGACACGGTCTTCACCCCAATCCAAATCCGAATAGGCGAACGCATCTAAATAATACACATAGTCCGTCTTCGAAAAGTCGTCTATCAGTTTCGACAGAGTTTTTTCGAGTGATTGCCCAACCGGCACAAAAAAGTCGACTTTTATGTCACTGTCGCCAATGTCGTCGGTGGTCTTTATATTCGTTAGGAAATCAATAATGTTGTTGGGGACGTGGTCGATGGCAGCATAACATATTTGCTGTATTGTGTTTACGTCGATGGTTGGGTAATCCGTAAATCCTATATTTTCATTCGATTCTCCTGCGTCGCATCTCCTGAAAATTTCGGATTTACTACCTTCTTCGAAGTCCGTAAATCCTATAAACTTGGTCGATGATATGGTTATTTTGTTGGAACTATGAGAGGATGTGAAAAACCGCCGAATAATCCGGTTAATTTCGGCGTCTGGAATTTGTGTTCGGTTTTCATTTAAAATTACCGAGGCAAAAATGTGTTTATGGTAGTCTAACCAAATAGGCAGAAGACGCGGGTCTCCGTCGACTGTTAGTAAAGCGGTAGTCATAATTTACAATATTATACGAACATGTTTATGCGGTTTATTTTGGTTTTGGTTTTGGTATTCGGATAGTGTTTCCTATCCGGATGTTTTTAGGCACCAATTGTATTGCGGGTTCGTCGGTGTCGATTGGTAAGTTGGTTACCTCTACTGGGTTGGAAGAGTCTCTTGCGTCATCGTTTGAATCCCCTGGTGGGTTGTATGTTCTGATAGTTATTTTGGTATTACCGAGAGGACGAATGAAATACGCGGGTTCTTGTTTTCGCTCCTCTTGTCTCTTTGGTGGGATGTATTCGTCGGGTTTTGATTTCGGACTTTTTTCTTTCGATGCGATTTGTTCTCGCTTATTAAAATCTTCTGCGATTTTACTGATGCCGCCGTCGTCGTCGTCGGACACTTCACCTTCTTCCAAGACGCGTGCGTCGACCAAGACATGTTCTTCATCCGGAGACCCATAAACTACCGGACCAATTGCAGCAGCACTCGCACATTTCGAAACTGCCAAAGAAGGCATCTTCGCCTCTATCAACTTCGTGATTTTCTCTGCTGCTACGTTTCGCACTTTTCGGAAAATGAAGTACCGGTTCAAGAACGAAATGAACTTCTCATCCTCTGTCATTTCCGGTGCCGACCCATATCGGTTCGTTGATTCGCGAGTAACCGTTTCCATCATATCATAATAAAGTCCTTCGAACATACCAGTACCGCCGCTAGGAAACCCGAACTGTGTTGCCTCCTCTCGATTCATCAACACAAATCCATAGTTCTCCATAACGCGGACGAAGAAATCGAAATTTACCAAGTACTCCACAATATGCTGACCAATGCTTTCTTGGTAAACACTGATGGAATATCCGAGTGATAGTTCGTCGTCGGGCAAAGCAGTATAATCATACATTTTCGTTATCTGGAAAACGCGCGTACCGTATCTGGAAATACTAAACGAATCGCCGCAAGACTTATTTCGCAGCAAATTAAATACAGTTTTACCGTCCCAACAGGTTCCTACGAAAACACCGCCGACACGTGTACATTCCGCCACATTCCTCACGAAATTATGCATCGTCCGGACATTCTCGAAGAAATAATGGAGCGCGAACTGGCACGAACTAATATTGAATCCTTCTTGTGCGATTCCGTATGCCTTGTAGACGGTCGCTCCTAAATCCGCTCGTACTTTCGGTCCTTCGCCGAACACTGCCTTAGCAATCATCTTCTCTTTATGCCCATCAAACGCATCTCCCGACCGAATATTTTGTGCAGAATTACCGTATAAGAATAGGGCGTCAAACATCCCGCTGTATTTCGACGTCTCGGTCAAATATCGGGAACATGCACCGTCCTCTCTATTCAGAATATTATCTTTGCTGATATCTATGCCGAGCACGAATCCGAGTTTGGCGGTGCGCCACTTCGATAAATCGCCCGCCTTACCCACAGCAAAATCGATTAATGTATCTTTGCGGTTCGTAGTCCCGCCGATAAGGCGCATCTTCACATACAAATTATGGAAATCGCGGAGACCTCTCGTGGTTGATTCGGTGGAGCGTCGGTTATAATACACATCCTCTCCTACAGATTCCGGTTTTGGGATATCGTCGCCGGTGCTCAACATCTTCTCCGTAATGGGTTTGTGAATCGAATACCAATTATTATTTGCGGTGGCAAAATCGTTGCCGAAACTCTGCTTCTTCTTTCGGAAGGGGTTACCACCGCTGCAAAGTGAACTTATTTGTGCGGTCTTGTCGTAACGAACGCGGAGAGGAATCCAGCGCCATGCGCCTTTGCGTGACCCGTCATACCGGAACTCCACAATCATATTCTCCTCGAAATAATCGCCTTCCTCTGTGCGCAAATACATATTGCCCGACCGGTCGCCTACCAAATTTACATTGCAGAGACACGCTTTAGGGTCAGATGGGTTTGTAGGCATAAACGGGCGTGCACCGTAAGTCGATTCCGGTCTGACCTCGGCGTCTTCGTCTATGGCGCTTTCTCTTTTGACAAATTCGCCGTCAACTAATTGCTGAAAGGGGTTCATATATCCGTGCTTCTTCTCGTCAAATCCGCAGTGTAATACGACGGTTTTGTACTGATTGACCGCGTAATTTGAATCCATATGCGTACCGTTCTCGAATTCGGTTCCGACAAAATCGCGCCCTTTATCGTCTTTCTTGAATCGCACCAGGAAATCGATGGTGTTGAACTCGGCGGGTTTCCATTTGAATGAGCGGTCCCATGTGTGTTTGTAGAGAGGACCCGATACTTCCGATGGTCCGCCACCGACACCGTATTCTGTCGGTGTGAAAATCAGACCATCGGTGTTATACTCGAATAATCCGTCTTTCATTTTGGATAAAATGGCACTGCATTTACGGAAAATATCGGTCCCAGTTGACCCGACGTAGAATTCTTTGCATTGTACTCGGATGGAGCATGGATTGAAATTAGACGAAAGAGATTGGTCCGGTTTGCCGTCCGATTTCAGTGGTTTATTTTTATCTAAAACGGAGAACGGTTTCAGCATTTCGACCGCCTGGGTCATGATTCGCCAGCGGTAACTTTTCGGTCGTTTCTCCTCGTCTTCTTGATGCCTCTCCGCAATCGCGGTTCCCTTGAACGCAGCAAATTCATTGGGGTCGTTGATAAACGGGAAATCGCGCGTGGTCTTCTTGTTGATATAATAGACATCAAATATCGCAAATAAATTGATGAATCTGCCCGTCTTGTCGTACTTGATATGCTCGCCGTCGAATAGCGAGAAATGGAGTTTTTTCTCGGCGGTCATCGTTCCGGTGAACTGGACGCGCATATTCATATCGATGAAATAGATTTTGCCGCTCTCGTCGATGAGAAGCATCTTGCGCTCACCGTCCGCCTTATCCGTTACCGTATATCCGTAGCGCAAGTTCGGTGTGGTCGGTTTCGACCCGACATCGCCTTCGTGCTCGACGATATTTTCGATTTGCAACGTGCGAGAGGATGGACCTATAAAACTACACTGCTGCAATCTCCCGTTTTCATCGGCATTAAACTGTTCGCCGTGAATCAGGCGTTGGTAGCAGCGAATAACATGCTTCATCTCACTCTCACCAATCGGATAGTTCGACCCCTGTAGCGCGGTTAATACAATACGGATTCCTTTGCGAACATCGGCAAGTAATTTAGCAGCAGTGTCGTATCCCATTCCCGTACCGACCCTGTAATTGTCCACCTCTAACTCGACCTCATAGGATTCTGGTTCCTGAAACACTTTCGCCTCTTGAATAGTATATTGCGGCATCATAATATTTTTATTACCTGTTTTTGCAGAAGTTCGCAAGATAGTTACGTCGGCGAATATAGGTAAGTCGCGGTGCGAAAAACGGACGCGATTGAGGTGGCGGAACACCTTCTTCGAATCTGCCCAACGTTTCGTCTCTATCATACTACGAACCAATTCGCTATGCGGACCCCACTCGTTCTCGTACTGATATCCTATGCGGAATCGGAAATCGTCATTATCCACCGGGCGGAATTTCGGTCCTCTCATATCATCGGATTTAATTGGTATTTGAGTTTTTTGCGAGAATACGATTTTGTTCGCACTGGCAGAAAGAGTCGACGGCAGATTCAGCAAGTGTTGAATACTATTGGTTTTGCAGTATTCTTGAATCAAATCAACGCCAGTTATTTCCGCGCGAATATTGGACAACTTAGTCACACCGGTTCGGTCGTCGACATATTCGGGTATCGCGCGCAAAATATGAGTACCATTCGGGTTCGACGTTTCAAACCCTGCCGCAATCAAATGCTGGATGACCGCATCATAATCCGTTTTAGTGAGGGGCGTTCCGCTAATTCCTTGAAATCTGATTTCCAACTCCGGTTTTTTACGAGTGACTGCCGCTGCCGGGTTACTTGCTAAATAATGTGTAAATAATTTATCCATTTCTTGTTTAGGGTCTCCTGTGGCATTATGACGATTATTATCCGCTGATTGGACAGAATCGGACGGCGTGGGAATCATCGCCTCGTCGGGATTTTCAGGAGTACAATGTAGCGGTTTTTGCTTCATTATATCCGCCCTCGAAGGATTCTTCGGCGCGTCTGAAACTTCCAATACGCGTTTTGCCTTATATTCGGATAATCGTTTCATTGTTTTTGCTGGTAATAATGTGAAATATATAGTATTCTTTCATATTATTTATATTGCAGAGGTACAAATCGGGTTCAATTTTTGAGAAAGTTCGCGTCATTATGGGTCGCCACCAAAATATCATTGTAAATATCCTCCTTTTTTCGCCGTTTTTCCTTACCCGCCACTATGACATTCGTCTCAATATTTAATTTTGCTGCGATTGCGTCCAATTCCGGTGCTTTGTACGTCGACATTGCGGCGAGAGGAGTTCGGACTCTAGTCTCTACTATTTTTTCAACTAATTCCGGCGTTGCGTTTTTCTCCGATTCGTAAAAAACGGATTTCGAAGAATCGGGTTTAGATACATATAGCAAAATTACATCCTCGTCCGCCAAATCGACATCGACCGTCGGCGAAAAAACGCGATATGTTTTGGGGTATACGACGACAATGGGTTTGTAATAATATACTGCATATGCTATACAAAAATCGAGTTGGTCTTCTTTCGTCACCAACATCGACCCGATTAGCGCCTGAGTCTTCTCAATAGTCAGTTTCGAATTGGTCTCTTTTAATCGCTTTGGTGTCTGTTTGAGAGAAGCGATCACTTTTAGTCTATGCTCCACCTCGGCATTCGCTCGAGTTCCCATGAACGCCTCTTTCGGATTCTCGATTTCATATATTGACCAGAACAATGAGTTTTTTTGCTGCTCGTATCGTCGTCTGGGTTCCGGTCGTAATTCGGGTGCTGCATTGACCGACGGTACTGCGAATAACGCCGTACACGAAGTGGTAGGCGTTAGAGGATTCGCTGGAGAGATTTCTTTAGCGCATCGGAGGGAATCTCGTAAGTCGAATGAGAAGTATTCCGGACGCGACGCGGGAGGAATACAATCTAACTCCGGAGAACTTAGTTCGAAGGAGTTTGCGTTAACCGGTTCCTTCACCATTCGCTGTAACCAGTCTTCAGTCAGCATAAATTCTCCCAAACTACAAATATAGTCTTCGTCCACGCTCGCCTTCGAATTTCCAAATAAAATATTATTTAAATAGGGGTTGCTCATTTTGTGGGTGTAAAAATATACTAAAATTCAAATTTGTCAGTTTAGTATATTACTGTCGAGTTGTCTTTAAATCTTTTACCTGAAATGTTTACCTGAATCAATAAACCCAGCAAATTATGCAAATCCTGCCATTTGCGATGATTCCTGCTCACTCGTGAAAAACACCTCTTGATAAATCTTCTTCTGCTCTTCTGCCATCATAAGCACTGTTTCTTGATCTTCCACATAGGAAACAAATTTCAATAAATCGTCGATTGCTTCTTTTGGAACACACGAGAGGTTAATGTTTACATTGCCGTATTTGGGTTCATTTATGGTAACCGTCGGAAATTTTACCAGAATGTTTAGACACTGGATATGTCTGTCTTTGGGCATTTTTTCTATTTTGTCTCGAAGGGTTTCTAGTGTGGACGCGTCAAAATGATTCATTAAAAAGGTGTGTTTGTATAGATAATATTTTGCCGTTTATATTGGTTTCGTTTATTCTTCAACCTCTCCGTCTTCCGGTGTATCTGCTCTGCGTCTCTCTTCCACCACTTCACCTTCTTCTTCCTGTGCGTCTTGTCTTAAAGTTGGAATACTGATAGGAGCAGCAATTGCTTCGTCTCCATATTCGGGTTCTTGCTCTTGCTCTTCTTCGTCATATTCTACCTCCTCTCCTTCGCCTTCCTCAATTTCTTCGCGATTTAATGCGGTATCTTCTAAAACCTTTATCCGCGGTTTATTTTGCGGTGTCTTATTGAAATCGCCTCTCGCTTTCTTGCTCTCTATCAACGACGCAATCGCAACAATATACGGGTCATTTAATTCGAAACGCTTACCTATGATTCTCACATTGATTTGTTCGTTCTCCTTGATGCTTCCGAAAAACCGGTTAGCGTAATTGTGGTCTCGCGCAATAAACACTTTCATAGGCACGATTTGTCCAGTCAACACTTCCGCATGAATACCTGCTTTTGTAATCGTCTTGGTAGTGCACTCGACAATTTGTCCTTCGACCGGGTTGCAAATCGAACATTCAAACACGACTTGAAACTCAACTAGATTCATTTTTACCACACCGGAAGAATAGGTGACGATTTTGATGGTACGGGGTTCTACGAACCCCTCGGGAATACATTTACCTTCAATTCGGCGTTTGATTTTATTCTCCAAATTCTGTTTAGTAGCGTCGCCAATCTCGCTCATCTTGAGATGGACTTTCGACGAAATCATATTGCGGACATACACGCTATAATCATTCTTCTTTTGTTCTTGACGGGGTTTATAGTTTCGTTGTGTTGTAGTTACCATTGTTTATGTGGTAGGATTAATAATATAATATTCTGCAGATTTTATATTGTTTGACCAGCAATGTTATTGCCGGTGGTTCAATTTTCGGATTAATTGCAAAAAATTGATTCTTTATTTTGTAAAACATATGAGAGGATAAAGTTAACCTCTCATATATTATTCATAATCTATAATTCGACTTACGAGATTCCATCCGCTTCGCTTCAGAAATCTCTCCAGCGAATCCTTGAACGCCTACCATTCTCCTTCGAAACTTCCTTCGTCAGTTTCTCCGGAGAATCATCCAATTCCGTCGCTCATTCTTCGCTCCGGAATTGACCACTTCGTGTCCGGCGTTCTACGTAAATGCAAACCGATAATCCTTTAGTAACCACTATCACCCCCTCCTATCCCCCATCTAATTTCGAATACTTACTTCCAGGTAATCAAAAATATGTAAAAGATGCATACGAGGTAATTTCGCGAAATGAATGGTGGCGACCTTTTCGAGAGGCACTATTATCGAGAGGCGTCAACCGAATCACGGGATTCACTTTCACAGACGACCCATTTTATTCCAAAATAAAAGAAGCAATATACTCCACCTATATTGGCGGAGGTCATTCAGGTACGTCCATGGGTTTCGTAATGCGCGATATGGAATTTATTGCTTTACACGGCGAGCATGCTTACCGCGACCTTGTTATCAGCGCGCAGCAGAATAATCAGTGATATTGCTTTCAATTGCCTGCTCTGGAGTCAAATAATAGATTTTTCGCGATTTGTGCTCGTCGTTAAATTTACGGAGAATCATCTCCAAGACGACGCATAAAGAACCGGAATACATGATTGACGCGGTATTATCCTCTGTATACATTTTCGTGCCAGAAACACGGTTCAGCATATCAATAATTGGTGCCTTTCCTCCAGACCGGTCGCACCGCCGACCTTTCTTGTTTCTAGTTAAATGAATGTCTTTGTAGTAGAACGACATGTCTTGGTCTTTAAACTGAATCGCGTAACCCACAATATCATTAAGCGACTTTTTATCCACTGTATTTTTTGCTGTAAAATCCTCGGCATCGAACTTATCACCCTCTATCCAAGAGGTCTTGTCCACGTCTCTAATAATCAACTGTACATCCTCTCGATTAGCAATATAAATTCCGTCTTTATCTCCCGATTTAGACTGCATTAACGCCCCGTGGAAATAGGAGGCGACGATGGTTTCGATTTCGGGGTCGACCTCATATGTCTGCGTCGCCACTGTCTCCTCAAATAGAGTGCGTTTTACCCGGTAATTGGCGGAGTCCAAGTAATGATATATCACATATTTTTTGATTTGCTGCTCGGTAAATTGGTAGACGATATGGAGGTGCTCTAATGCACGACTCGCGTTCTTATACCAATTCATTTCCGTCGATTTTATCGCGTGTTGTTTGCCTACCATATCAAGAAGGTCGCGTATTTCGCGTATGGTTTCTTCGTACGGAACAGGTTCAAATTTCGAAACTATTTGCTCTCTTTGCTCCGGTTTCCCCACTAGCGGAGTCTTTTCTTTTTGTAAACCCCTCTCCGGTAACTGCAAAATAATATTACCGCGTTTGTATTCGACGGGAACCGACCGTTCTCGAATCGACGACCTCTCGTCTGTTATTTCGACAGGTTGAAACTCGTAATATTTAGCGCGATTTATTAAATACCCGAACCTACCGTACTTATCAAACAGCAACATATTGCGGTTATTCACGAATTTGGTGAGAGCATAGTAGATTTGGACGATGGGGTAAACACGGACCACATTTATTGCGGTGCATATTTGTGCCAAAGTATATACGTGCCTCTCGCGAAATAGTTCTTTAATACGTCCAATAATATAATAAATATTGCTTTCTAAATTGTGCTCGCTGTAACTCTGGGTGTTTTCTTCGGCGGTTGTTTTAGTCAGTTTCGGTTGACACTGATATTCGCAAGACATATAGTCGCATATTTCCGACCCATCTAAGTCGCCAATTCGGAAATCAACCTCTCGTACATCCCCGGTTGAAAGGTCTTTAGAAGAGAGTTCCAATCGGATATTTTGATTTGCTGCTAATGCAGATAGTTTCTCTGCAGTGAAATACGTTTGTCCTAAATTCAAAATACAATCCGTCGCGCCTTCTTTGATAACGCGAGTCACCTTCCCGATTTGTACCGCTTTCCTCTCCGCCAATCGGTACAAATATAAATCTGCTGCCTCCTCCTCCGCGCCTTCTATCAGCGTAGAATGCAAATAGATTTGGACATTTCGCTTCTTAAATGGTAGCGCGCAGTGACTCAGATTGCGGACGCCGCGCCCAATAATCTGCTCGATACGGTTCATATTGAACCACGGTTCTAAAATATGGACTTGCCGGATTACCTTGAAATCGAGTCCTTCCGACCCAGCCTTCGAAATGATGACGACTTTCACCCGTTTACCGTCGACATTATCGGCATTGGTGGTGTATTTCACGTCCTCGGTATTCGACGGGGACAAACCCCGGTCGCCCGTTATCATGATATATTGTGCGGGATAAAACTGCTCGTCCGCTGACATTTCCGCCTTAGGAACCATCTTAATTGCATCTATCGGCGCCGTAGGCGCCTTTTTAAACAAATGTCGATGACGCCCCGATAAAGAATGACTATAACGCGAGAGTCCCATCTCCTCTAAAGCAAGTGCCATTGGTACCACCCCGCCATCAATATATTGCGAATATATCAGCACGATTCCCTCGCTTCGCCGTATTTCTTTGCAGATTTCCGCGATTTTAGCAGAATATTTAGGTAATTCTTCCGGTGAGAATATGCGACCGTATTTCTTTAACGGACCCGGCAAATATTCATAGTCGTGTTTGAGAGGTTCGTCGTTTTCCATATCCGCAAAAGAAACCACTTTTGCTAAACCTGTGCCTCCTACCGCATTCTGAAAGAGTTCGTCGGAATAATGTGCTGCTTTGTCGCCGGATTTCAACATCTCGGTAATCTCTTCATTGGGGTAAGAAATATTGAGAGACTCGAGAGGACGCTGCAAAAGTGTATAACCGAAAGATTCCATGTTCTCGAAACTGGGCATTTCGCGGTAAATGCCGGCATTTGTATAGAATCCTTGCGTTTTGCGTCGCATATAATCGATGATGGAGAGGTATACCTGGGTTTGGTACGTCGTCCTCTCAACACGATTAATGTAGACATTGATGTTTTTTATCGGTGCATCGATTTCGATTCCATTCATCTGTATGCGGGGGTAGGCAAACGAATTCAGTGCATTCTCGGGTGAAAATACGGACGGGTAGATGCGGTAGGGGAATGTGTAGGGGTTTTCGCCGCGGACATAGGAGACATATCCGGTCAATTTACGGCGGAGGAGTTCGAAACCGGATTCTTCATCTTTGTTACCGGGTCTTTCTGTCCCATCCGCATTAAAAACATCGCTAGTTTGGATTTGCGACCTTCCGTCGTTCGCATTTAGTAAATTCGTTATCCAGATGATTTCTCGGTAGGAATTGAACATAGGAGTGGCGGAGAGGAGAAGAAGACGGAGTCCTCTCGCATGTTTTACGACTTTCATCAATACCGCAGCAACCTGTTGCAATTCTTTGCGGTTACTGTCGTCCGCCAAACGGATATTATGCACTTCGTCTATTATTATTAAGCGACCGTCGAAAAATTTACGAATATTTCGCTCCTCTTGTGCTTTTTGTGAGGCAGGGTCGTCGGGGTTTACGTTTAGCACCATATGTGCCCGCGCAACGTTAGCAAATTGTATATATCCTAAAAATGCGTAATTGTCATTAATAAGCGAATTTATATTGCTGATTAACTTCTCGCGCGAGAGGTTGCGAATACTGTTCGGGTTGATTTCATTGAGAAGCGAATTGCCGACGCACGATTCTATATTCCAGGAAAACTCGTTGGGGTTCGCTACATTTGTCACTTTCGTCAGTTTCCTCTCGTCGAATAATTGCTGCCTAAAATTGCCTTGGACGTTGGGCGACGCGACGACCAATATCTGCTGTTTCAATCCGGTGCGTTTCATGTATTGTCGCATTTCCTCTGCCACGCCGATAGCAGAGCATGTTTTACCGGTACCGAGTCCGTGATAAAGCAGCAGACCTTTATATGGCGTGTCTTCTGAGAGGAAGTTTTTCACAAATACTTGGTGTGGACTCAATTCGAATTTCGCACTGCATAATAAATTCGCCTGCCTCTCGATATCTAGGATTTGACCATCATACTGGGCATCTTGGAATTCCTTTTTTAGTGCGATTTTAATATTGAAGTTGGGGTCGTTTAGGTCGGGGTAAAGATAGTCGTGATTGTCGAGAGGATGGTCTTTTTCCAATTTCTCCTTTTCATCTAAAAACTTATTCATCGCAGTTTTTGTTGCACGTTTTTTGTCTGCGTCCTTTTCTTTTTCGGGGACAACTAGTCCTAGTCCTAGTCCATTGGATTCGGGATGGATTGTGATTTTGCTGGGGTTCTTGGTTGGCACATTCGACTTACGAGATTCACTCCGCTGTGCTAAAGAAATCTCTCCAGAGAATCCTCGAACGCCTACCACTTCGCGTCCGGCGTTCTTCACACAATCACCCTTTTTATTTCGACGAGTACCTTTAGGACATCTTTTCGGTTTTTCTGCGACAACTGGTTTGGGTGGTACAGGTTGCTCGTCAGTATCGGAGAGGTTACCTTCTTCTGGTTCTAGAATTTGGCGGTCTTTAAATCCGTATTCAGCAAAAAGTTTCTCTAACTCTTCTAGTGTTGGCGAAATACCTTTTGTGGGTGGTTCATCGTCTGATTGTTTTTTTGCGGTTTTTCTTATGTATTTTCTTTTTGGTTTAGGAACGTCCTTTGGTTTAGGCACGTCCTTTGGTTTATTCGGGTCTTTTTTTGGCATATTGTATAAATATATCGTTCTTATACAATACACTCACATTTACGTACACATTTTAGATAAACAATTTGCATTAAGCATGTTTTCGACCGCCAATATTAGTCGAAGTTTTTCAACATTATAGTGACGAATCGATTCGCAACATTTAGCAATCGGCATCCATTCAGAGTCGCTCACCTCGCTCGTTTGTAAACGACGAGAGGATAACGTGTCGGAATACTTCATATACGTCACATAATACTTGTGCTTGTATGATTTGTAATTCGAACCGGTAAATATTTCTTCAAATGGTTGGATGTTTTTTATAGGAATTAAATTATTTAGACTATACCCAGTCTCTTCGCAAAACTCGCGAACAGCACAATCATAATCGCGCTCTTGGTAATTTCGACGACCTTTAGGAAAACCCCATTCCGCCTCTGTCCAGTTTTGGTCAGTCGACTTAACCAAGTCTTCTAAATTATAGAAATCGGTTTTGGTATAAATACCAGTTCGTAGTGATTCGAATTTATTTTTGGAGCATGTTTCTTCTGCTTTATATGGGTCTATATTGCGAAGAGGTGCTCTCAACTCCTGTGAACAACGCTCTCCGGAGTTAGTTCGAACTCTTAATGGACAATTCCTGAGCGAAGAATGGTCAATTCCTGAGCGAAGAATAAGCGCAGGAGAATAAACGTAGGAATTTGATGATTCTATAGGATTTACGGACTTCGAAGAAGGTAGTAAATCCGAAATTTTCAGGAGATGCGACGCAGGAGCATCGAATGAAAATCCAGAGAAACTGACGGAGGAAGTTTCGTCTGAGAATAAGTCCGTAAATTCTACAGAAACTGACGACGGAAGTTTATTCGGAGAATGAATCCCCCATAAATCGTCCCATAATTTGCTAAATTGCTCAGTAATGAGTCTACGCTTTTCGTCATTCGTCATCTGCTTTATCATATTCAATATGTATTCCTTGTTGTATACCGAATATTTACCACGCATAAAATCCACGAATCCGAGAGTGTCTTTTCGCCGAATCAGCAAATATTCGCGAGCATAGTTTTTAGTCGGGTTCTCGCGAAATGCGATAATTCCATAACTAATTATCGGCGATTTACACTGATGGAATAAGTGTCCTGTTTTCCCACAATTATTGCAATATGAATTCATTTAATCGATTTATTAAGTAATAACGCTGCGTTATTTATCAAGGTGTGTTTATATAGATATTTGTTCTTGCTTTTTCATCTGCCTAAAATGAACAGACAAGATAAAAAATTAATTGGAAGACGTGCCGTTTATGATTCGCATATTTGGGGACCACACTTCTGGTTCTTTCTGCATGCAATTGCAATCAATTACCCCGACCGACCGAACGAGGTAACTAAGCGCAAATATTACGATTTGATACAAAACATGCCTGTGTTTATTCCTAGTCCGGATATGGGGAATAGATTTAGTCGTCTTCTTGATAAGTACCCCGTTTCGCCTTATTTAGACAAAAGAGAGTCGTTTATTCGGTGGACGGTTTTCATTCATAACAAAATCAACAATTTCCTCGGTAAACCGGAGATGGAATTTAGCGACGCAATCGACAATTACAATGCCGCATATGAACCCGAAAAATTACAAATGTACGGCGAAACCTCGCTGAAAAAGAATATAGTACATTTATATTCCGCCATCATTTTTGCGTTGTTTTTGATTGCATATATTGTGTATATTTAGCATTAGACGTTAATTCGCCGCGTATGTTTCCTGCCGTATTTTGGTGGTTTCGCCAATCGAAAAGCGCGAGAGGTTTTGTGGTCACATCCTTTCTCCAATATCGCATAATCCACCGCAGATGCTTTGCTGCCTGTTATAGAACTCGCGAGTCTTGCTATACCCCAAGATTGTGCGGTTTGGTTCGGTCGGGAACCGGATGAATAATAGGCACCTGCCCCTTTTTTCACGATTTGTTTTAGTGCAGCAACGCTGCATTTCGTTTTTTGGGCAAGTTGTCGGTCGGGAGCAATCCTCTCCACATCATACATTTTTTCCGCAAGTAAAACATGTTTGGACTTTTTACTCTTGAATGACGAGAGGATAGGACGGGGGACGTATTTCTGGGCGCCTTTTTCGGACCGGTATGCCTTACGCGATTTCTTTATTGCAGCACATTGTTTTTTGCGGTCTTTACGGGAGAGTTGATACGGCAAATATCGGAGAGGAAATGAATCTGGGCGCGACATAGTTATATATAATTATTTAGATGTATAGAAACTTGGTAACGTATATTAGAACCGATAACCCAGACCCCTAAAAATGCAACTCATACTCAGTAAATTATTCCAATTCGTTGCGGTGATAACCAGCAAATATAATATCGACGAATCGCACGGTTTAGGGCATAGTATGCGCGTATTCCAGTTCACCGAGGAAATCGTCAAATACGAACCGTTTTATATTGCGAATCCGTTTGTATTAGAGGAGCACAGACCTATTATTCAGACTGCCGCTATTTTGCACGATACTTGTGACAAAAAATATCGAGAGGAGGCGGATGGGTTAACGGAAATACGCGATTTTTTGCTGCCTATGATGACCCCCAATCAAATCGCCGCAATATTAAGCATCATCGAGAATATGTCTTACTCCAAGGTGAAAGTGAGAGGAATGCCGAATTTAGGTAAATACCAGACCGCGTTCAATGTAGTAAGAGAGGCGGATTTGCTCGATGCGTACGATTTCGACCGCTCCATGATATATCATATGCTGCGTAACGGGAAAACAGTTGACGAAGCATATAAAGACGCCGAGCATCTGTTTGCGACGCGGGTATTCAAACACGCCGACGACGGATATCTTACCACTAAATACGCGCTGGAGGCGCACCCGAGATTGACGCAAACCGCCAAGTTGCGTATGAATAATTGGAAGTGTACAAATCTCCGAGTAATATAACCTCATAAAAATGCGAATCGAAATCATATTATTTTTGATTGCAGTGGCAATAATGGCAAACATATATACAGAGGGAAAGTTGGTCAGGTCATTGTCGAAATACAAGAAATATTATCAAATGGCGGGAGTCGCATTTGCGGCACTAGCAATGTATGTGCTGTTCAAGAAGAATCCTGACCGAGCACGCGACCTCGTTTTCACCTCTAATGAGTATCTAAAATACATGCCGGTTGACAAAAACGCGTCGAGCATTATAAACCCGATATTGGATTTCACCTCTAAATATAGCGGTGGGGCAGCGGTTGGTGCCGCAGCATATACCAGTGATTCTGCATATCCGATTTTGAATCTAGGTGGGGGCGGAGGAGGCACTAGACAATCTTACGCCGAGGCGCGTATCACTAAATCCGGTGTTCCGGTTATTGGTGGTGGTAGCGAAACCGTTAAGACGAAACGGTCGGTCAGTGAAACCAAGAAGAAATATGTTGCTGCGCAACAGGGGTGGAAATGCGGCAACTGTACTAAACAATTACCTGCGTGGTTCGAGGTGGACCATAAAATCCGTCTCGAGCATGGTGGCAGCAACCACATCGACAATTTAGTAGCACTTTGCCGCGATTGCCACGGCGAGAAAACCGCGATGGAAAATCTTTAAGGTTCTTAGGAACCTTGTTATGTCGGTTCTTAGGATTTTCATTCGATGCTCCTGCGTCGCATCTCCTGAAAATTTCGGATTTACTACCTTCCTTCACTTCGCATTCGAAGTCCGTAAATCCTATAACCTTACATCCAGAACCGAGTCAGCAAGTCCATTCTAGGCGGCAACCACGGATTGTCGCATACCTTGATTTTTGTAATCGTAACATACCCACGATTAAACAAATCCCGCCCGTTTTTTATGGCAGAATTAATATTCTCGTCGCTTTTGTAAATCTCGCTATTGTATTCTTGATGCCCGAAATGCTCGAGTTTATTCCGGATAAACACAGAATCGCCGAAATAACTCAGATGCCAACCCGCATTCGGAATCACATTCTGGCAACTCCAACGCCCGGCGGTTTTCATCGAAAACTCGACTTTTGTAACACAAGGGGCGTGCCATTTACCTAAATAATTGGTCAAGTTATAATAGTAGAAGTCCATTTCGAGCGTATGACAGTCACCGACGATTCTACCCTCTCGAATATTTTGCAGTACCTCGGGATTCACGATTTCGTCCAAATCGGAGTTGACGACGTAATCATTTAGGTCTATGTCGGGGATTTGTTGCAATCCGCGCGGCACGCCGCGCTCCCTCTGGAAAGATTCGTTAATCCATTGCCGACCATCCGATACGTGGTCTTTGTGCGGGAAATCGTCGACGATTACATGCACCAGTTTATGCAGGAATTTGGCGAATTTGTGTTTGTTTTCTTCGAAGTGGAGAGGTTTCGGTATTCCGGTGTGGGTATGGGTTGCCTCAACCAACACAAAATGGTCGACGTGAGGGTCTAGGGTTTCTAGTCTATACTGCAACATATCTAGTTCATTATAGAATACGAATGCATCGATTATCTTCATTTTATATTATTTAAAATCAGAATAGAACGGACGGTTTGCCGCGGACCAACACCAAGACTATCTGGAGATAAATATATAATACCATGTCAACATCAACTGCAAAATACCAAACAATAAATGATTATTTTAAAGATTTATATGAAAATTCGGCGGACGATTTGCAATTATTCGCGAAAGGATTTGCAGGTGTATTAATAACGTGTGTTGTCATTTATGTCGCGTCCACCGACCCGAAAGCACTGACTGACCAATTCTATATTTACTGTATTTTTGGGATACTACCTGCCGTGTTTGGTATACTGTTAGTATCAAATATTATTAGTGGTCCTGTCGATACATCCAAGTTATTCTTTTACGGGGGTATCCTCTTCGTTTTCATTATTACGATTTATATGTTTTATCGTATTGTAAATCCCGGAACACTTTACTATACATCTTATATTTTGGGATTTGTATGTCTCATTATATTTTTCGTAGGTTTAGCAATTATATATCGAATATTTGTTCGAACTATTTTAAATACTCGCGGATGGTTAGGGTTTTTCCTAAAGTTTTTATTCTTGATTCCTTGCCTGATTCTCGAATTGTTTGAAACTGTTTTTGCAGAACTAAAGGTGGCACCGAAAATGGTTGTGATTCTCTTTATATTGGAAATATTACTTATTTTGGCGTATATTTACATTCCGCGAATCATGACCAAGTCGTCCAATTCGATTGTTCTTTTAGACAAACCGGTATTTTTGAGTTTCTTACAGTCGGTTGGCAAGGCAAACCAATTGTTTATGGATGTAGATGATGCCGATAATCCGGAAAAGTCGGAAACCACAATACGGCAGAATTATTCGATTTCGATGTGGTTTTATGTTAATCAACACGCGGATACTTATGCTGCATATTCGAAAGAAACGAATATCTTTAGGTACGGATATCCAAATTCGCCGGTAGGACATCCCCGAGTCGCGTATTTTAATGATAAAAATGAACCCGGCAAATCAGACAAATATATTGTTTATATTAACGATTCTGCGGATGTACCCGGGGTATTACTGGACATTCCTACTCAGTCTTGGAATCAGTTGGTAATTAGTTATAACAAATCAGTGGTTGACATATATGTAAATGGAAATTTAGAGAGAAGTGTGCCATTTTCTGCTAATATAATTGGAGGTTATACTACCGGTGATATACTTGAAGTCGGAGCAGGAGATAATACCGTAACAAACGGAGGATTACATGGCGCAATTTGCAATGTGGTTTACCACAAAACGCCATTGACCCCATATCAGGTTGCAGGCGATTATAATTTAAACCGATATCGGAATCCTCCGTCCAATAGTTAATGTCTGGATTTTCACAAACTCCTTCGAACTAAGTTCTCCGGAGTTAGATTGTATTCCTCCCGCGTCGCGTCCGGAATACTTCTCATTCTCCAGAGAAACTGACGAAGGAAGTTTCGCCGGAGAATATAAATAAATAAATAGAAAAAACAAAAATGCTATCATATTCTATATTTAAATGAACACCGTTTTAATCGTATTTTTGGTATTGGTTATCATTTTTGCATTTTTTCTGATGGTCCAGATTTATAATCCGAGTTATCTAATAAAGAATCCCGCATCGCTGAACACATTAAAGTCTGGTGTGTCTACCCAATCTGTGATAAATGTAAATCAAATTGATAACCCCGGTTCAGTTCGGTATTATTACGAGGGGTGGTTTTTTATTAAGGCGAACGCTCCTGCTTCTACCACAAATGTATTGTTTAATAGAGGAAAGAATTTTGCAGTCACATTAACTGGCAGCACATTGGGCGTTTATGTGAACATTGATAAAGACATTAATTCTTCGACTGGCATTCTAGATAAAACTGGATTGACTCCGTTGATGACAGTTCCCAACTTCCCTTTTCAAAAATGGTGCCAATTAGTAATAAATGTAGACGGTACTACAGTAGATTTGTACATAGACGGCAAATTTGTACAAACCGTAAACAGTTCCCAACCAATTGGAACAAACACCACCGATACAATTACATATGGAAATCATTACACAATCGGACATGTTACTCGATTTAGAAGACCTTCCGTGGTTACTAACCCACAGGGTGTTTGGAGTAGTTATATGATGGGAAGTGGACAAAATTACACCGTTACCAATTACCATCTAGACGCACAGATTTTGAAAAATAAAAGTGTTACTTCTGAACAACGATTAGTATAGGAATCCGAAATTTTCAGGAGAGGAGCATTTTCATTCGATGCTCCTGCGTCGCATCTCCTGAAAATTTCGGATTTACTACCTTCTTCGAAGTCCGTAAATCCTATAGTATCCACTATATAACAAATCAAATTCGAAAAATATGAAATAACTATATAACCAAAAGATGAATTATTTAGCAATCGGATTAGTTATTATAATTTTAATTATTCTGTATTACATGTATTACTATTTTACAAATAACACACTGACCGCCGGATTACAACCTCTCAATAAACCAATAACCGTAACGTATGATGGGTTGATAAACCCAAATTCGCCTACATATAGTTATCAAGCATGGATTTATCTATCAAATTACACTACAACTAATACGCAAATATTTTACAGAGGTTCTTCCGGAAAAGACGCATATTCTGAATTTGAACTAAATATAAACAGTCAAACACTTACATTGTTTGCAGGAAACGGCGGGTCTAGTGCAACCGCCCCAACCCAAATTATGACCATTACAACCGATTTCCCCATCCAGAAATGGGTTTATTTAGTAATCAATGTTTCTAATTTAAAAACATTTGAGGCATATATTAACGGCAAATTATCAAAAACTGTTAATGTTTCGACTGACTTAAAACCCACGTCAACAACCAGCAGTCTGATTATTGGAAACACATCGTTAACTGGATATGTGACAAAATTTACGCGATTGCCGTCTACTTTAGACGCGCAAAAAATATGGCAAACCTACTTAAGTGGTAACGGATTGAATAATATTTTAAGCATGCTAATGCCATATGGATTAAATATGAGTGTCTTAAATGGAGAGGACGTGGTTCGTGTTATAAATGTCTTTTAGTAGATGCTCCATTCTCCCGAAAATTTCGGATTTACTATCCTAAACTCCTTCGAACTAAGTTCTCCGGAGTTAGATTGTATTCCTCCCGCGTCGCGTCCGGAATACTTCTCATATTCGACTTACGAGATTCCCTCCGATGCGCTTCAGATGCTCCTGAAAATTTAGGATTTACTACCTTCTGCCACTTCTTATGCGAAGTCCGTAAATCCTATACATTCTTCCATAAATTATCGCCACTCTAATGTCTGGTCATTAAAATATACGAATCATGTCTGAATTATTGAACAATGCCAAATCATCATTAGGAAATGCCACTGAATCTGTACAGCAAAATTTACCAAATACAGGAGAGGTTCTTTCCGGCATTTCTGACGGGGCAAATTCATTTAGGGAATCCGCACAAACTGCTACGGCGGACTTTTCGTCTCAAGGGGCGATGGATGCAAGTACCGAGTTTTTAAATTCGAATAGTATGATTGCACGTTTCGTGTTTGTCATTTTAGTATTAATCGTGTTTATGTTTTTGCTGAATATCGGCATAGGTTTAGTGACATATTTTGTGACACCAAACAAGAGTCCGTATATAATTCACGGCATGTTACCGGGTTCTGATTATACTGTTTTTCCTCAAGACCCTACTAGCAAAACATCGGTTGTTTATCGGTCAAACGACCAAACCGGGGGAATGGAATTCACCTGGGCAATCTGGTTGAAGGTTGATGCTATGCCAGGTGATTCTCCACTGTATAAAAATGTATTTGTAAAAGGAAATGACCAATACAATACGAAGGGTATTGCCAGCGTCAATAATGGACCTGGATTGTACTTGTATAGAGACACAAGCGGAAATTCGTCTCAATTGAGTTTGCTATATGAAATGGACGTTGTTTCTCCCGATTTAAGTGGACAATATATTCCGCAAAAGGCGGTAATACAAAACCTCCCCATAGGAAAATGGTTTCATATTGCCATTCGCATGCAAAATAAAACTATGGATTGCTACGTAAATGGGGTTATTTCCACACGAGTTTCATTTGGAGATTATATTCCCAAACAAAACTACGACCCAATTGTTTATGCTGGTAATAATGGGTTTGCCGGGTCGGTTTCAAATCTGCGATATTACGACTACGCATTATCAGTCTTCGAAATTAACAGTGTTGTTTATTATGGTCCGAATTTGTCTGCCGCAAATGGTTCATCTAGCAATTATTTCGATTATTTAGGGAAAACTTGGTACTCAAACAATGTGCCAAAATAATATCACCCCATATGATTTCATACATTTTTGCAATAAACGTATGAAATGACCTACGCATTCTCCTCCTCCGTCGAAGACACAAAGTGGTGAGAAGTATTCCGGACGCGACGCGGGAGGAATACAATCTAACTCCGGAGAACTTAGTTCGAAGGAGTTTAGGCGTTCAAGGATTCGCTGGAGAGATTTCTTTAGCGCAGCGGAGGGAATCTCGTAAGTCGAATGGCATTCCTAAGAAACCCTACCGCCCTCCGGGTTCTCGTCTAACTATGCTATATAAATGGCAGCAATTGATTTAAGTTTTTGTAAACAGCGGGCAAGCATGCAAATGAATAGGGAACCTCTTACGAGGTTCACGCCTATAAACCCTTATGCATCCGGACAATTTACCAAAATGCAACTTGATATGCGACGAAAAGTTGAAATTCTAAAATATAGCGCAAATAAATCGTCGTCGCAAACCAATAATTTAACAAAAAAAGAAACATTTGCAAAACTGGTTAGGGGTGGTGGACGGCGGTCTACCGCCGTCATGGAGAGTAACAAAGTGACGTGTCCAGCAGATGATTTGGTATTGTCACCGACTACATCTAGTGACGTGCCTGGACCCGTTATTTACTTATATGAAGACAAATCGGTTCCTCTCTACAACTATTCGGATTTCAATGCGCGGTCGTATTCAGATTATGTTGCTACCAATTCAAACCCCTGGCAATTCGTGGTTTTGTCGGACATACTCGTCGTCAATAATGGAACCAGCAATGTATATTATTTGATTATTAATAGTGCAATAGACCAACCTTATTACACTTATAATATTACAATGCCAGTCGGATTGAGTATTGCTGGTATTGCACCGCCAAATTTTAGCGGTAATATTTCTGCGCAAATAAACAGCATATCGTTATCGGTTTACTACAATGACGGTTTAGTGAACAGATACGATTTGTCGAATAGTGATTTATCCGGGTTTTCAAATATGGTAACTATTAACAGTTCAGGGTCGCCTTTTAGCGCAACACAATTTATCGGAAATCTGGGTTTTAACAATATTAAACTTTACACCGTCTCGACCTACGTTTACACATTTGTATTGACTGCAAATGTTGTATTCGTTTCAACAACTACGTCGATTACTAATAAACAAGTTGCATTAGTTGCAAATATGTCGAGCGCGTCTTCGGTGGTATCTGGTTGCACTATAATATCGACGAATGACAACCCATATGCCAGTGCTTCTATTTCCGGTAACTGATTTTCATTTGGTCATTTTCATTTGGTCATTTTCATTTGGTCGGTGGTTTCAAACACTCCGACTGGTTAGCAAATATCTGCCCAGACATGCACTTATCGTGCTCCGTAACCTCTACGCAACCTCTTGCGTCCGAAAAATCTCCGACGTAACACCATCCCGCCTTCGGTTTTTGACTGCTAATCGACGTCACCGTAGGAACGGTTGTTTGGACTGGAGTTGGTCCTGGCGTTGTTCCAAGATTTGAATATGACCCATATAATCGCGAAACCCCAATGATGTCGGTTAGACTTGCCTGTTTAGAAGAGTCGATGCCAGGATTTGCAGAATTTATCAATAGGTCGCCTATCGAGTGCGTCGTTCCTTTAGCAATATCAATGCCTAGTTCTGCTGTTCCTGCTACTACATCGGCAGTTCCATTTAAAAGTCCTCCTGCGGTAAATCCTATCATCGCCAGTAAATCGCGGAAAGCAGGAACAAGCGGGTCCGCTATATTCGCAACGAGTGTACCTGTGATTTGCAGCAAATTGATTCCTACCAATAAAAGAATAACTAACACGAGTAGAATGATGATTACGATGTTTTTGTTGCTAAATATACCGGTAATATTGTCGAAAATAGACGTGTTGTCGGATTGCGTCGGTGGTGGTGGTGGTGGTGGCGGTGTATTAGAAGACATGATATGCGGATTTAATACAATTTTTGTTATAATATACTAACATATTCTTCGTAGTATTAAGCGTTATATTTTGTTTTAGCATAATAAATGAGTGTCTTCGGGTTTATCGAAAATTTCTTTTTTATTAGTTTAGCATTAGTATTTGTGCTGGTTCTTTTCCTGGTGTATCACTTTAAAAATAGAATAAGTGTGGCAGAGAAAAAGAGCGAATCCATGTACGGATTACTGACCGCGGTGGTTAAAGAAATCAAAACATTGAGAGGAATGTTCGGTTTAGCAGTGAGTACCGAAAAAGACGAACCGGTGAACGTGCCTGTGACAAACTTCGAAATAAAGACAAAATCCGTACCAGAAGTAAATGTAGTAGATGTGGAACCACCAAATAATCGTTTTGCTGAACGAGAGGTTATCACTCTTGATTTTGCGGCATCTGAGGCGAAGACCGATAATAAAATTGTGGTGTCAGATGTAGATTCGGATGATAGTGAAGATTCGGAATCGGAGAGTTCGGAAGAAAGTGATTCCGGTGACGAATCAAACACCGAGCATAGAGAGTATGAAGAACTTGAGTTAGAAGATATTATTGATGTGACTTCTCCCATTTTAAATATTGCAATATTAGATGACCACAATTTAGTGGAAGAGGATTTGTCTGCGGTGGTAGACGAATCTACTGCTGCGGTAGACGAATCTACTGCGGTGGTAGACGAATCTACTGCGGTGGTAGACGAATCTACTGCGGTGGTAGACGAATCTACTGCGGTGGTAGACGAATCTACTGCTGCGGTAGACGAATCTACTGCGGTGGTAGACGAATCTACTGCGGTTAATGACGAATCTACTGTGGTCGAGACTGTTTCTTATGTATCAGAATCGATTATTTTCAATCAACGACCATCCATCGACCAACTCCGCAAAATGAACATTAATCAATTAAAAACGATTGCGATTCAACACGGTATCTCGGCAGATACTAGCAAAATGAAAAAACCCGAACTCATATCGCTAATCAACGACTTATAGTTTTCAGGAATAGGAGCGTCGAATGAGCATAGGAATTGCCCAATCGTAAGTCGAACCAATAATACCTTTATAAAATATAAGAACCACCAACTCAAATGTTTACTTACCTAGATGACCGAGATTTAGATGGACTGGCGACTCAACAAATTGCGATTGTACATCCGACAGCACACGAATTGCCGCAATCTGCGAGAGGATATGCCGCAAATAATGTTTACCCTGGATTTCCGCCGTTGATGAATGACGGACGCGCACTAATCGCGTCTTGGCAACCCGAAGCAATTGAAAACAATCATTTGCTTAAATCTAGCGGTGTTACTTCGAATTGGGAATACCGCAAATATTTGACACATAACGCACCGTCGATTATTCAACACAATTTCGCAGAGGCAGCAAATGATTGCGGTTATACTGAATTGGGTGTGAGACGCGGTAATAATTCTGCCTATTTACCTATTTTTGCTGGATTGCCCAAATCGATTTCGCCACCCGCACAATACAATTCTTATATCCAACCTGAGCACGGTTTTGGCAAATTTGGGAGCGATTTAAAGGCGAATTATTTGTCGAGGGAACAGTTGGCAGCGAGGACGGTTACTCCGGTTATTACACAGGCGGAATTGTTGCAGTGGCAAAAGAATCTGTAATTCGATTCTTACATGGGGGTTAAAAGAATCAGTAATTCGATTCTTACATGGGGGTTAAAAGAATCTGTAATTCGATTCTTACATGGGGGTAATGTTTATGTATTAGACTTCATAAACATTAATATTTTGCAGTCGTATTCACCTTAAATCACCAGTCTGCTAATATTTTTATGAGACTTATTACTTTTTGTTAACCTGGTGATTGCTTTATTGCCAAAGTTAAAGATTGTAGGATTCATATTCGACTTACGAGATTCCCCCCGCTGCGCTAAAGAAATCTCTCCAGCGAATCCCCGAACGCCTACCACTTCGTGTCCGGCGTTATTCGCAGACGAAGTGATAGAAGGTGGCAAATCTGAAATTTGTTTTGGTGTTGGAGTTGGCGAGTCCTCTTCGTCTTCATCTCCCTCTTCGATTGTGCTCAGTTTCAGAGATTTCGGTTTAGACTTTGATACGGACCGTCTTGTAGTATTTTTTACGCTTCTAAACAGTTTTTTTAGGTTTACAGATTTGGATTGTGTTTGTGATTTTCTAGAAGGTCTGTTTCGTTTTGTTGTGGTGGCGGTTTCAAATCGATTTGGGTTTTTGTTTAGTCCGGGATAATAAACCATATCAACTCGGACTTTTAATAAGTTGATTTTCTGCACGATTTTCTTCAAAATATTCAATGTATTGTTTAAAAACTTTAAAAATGTAGAGCACTTATTACCTGATAATTCCGCGTTTTTTTTAATATCATCATTTAATGTGTAAATTATTTCATTGTAGTCGCTCCGCATTTTCTCTATAAGTTTGAATATTTGTTTATGTCCAATAACATCGATTTGGTTACTATCAACGCACTTATATATTTTTCGGTCACCTTGGTGTAATGTATAATATAATTCAATTGTGTCATCATTTAATTTAGTGGCATTAATTATTTTATCCAATTCAGCAATAAATCGATTCATGAATCCCACAAAATTATCATTAATATAAGTGTTATACCTGGTGCATTCTCGTGTTTTTAATTTTTTAACTCTAACTGCCGATTTTAAATACCTTTTCATTTTTTCGAGTTTTTCGTCATATTTGTTTTGCAACTCGTTTATTCTCGTCTGCACCGTATCTAAATTATTGCAAATTGTTTTTTTTAGTTCTTCCTCGCTCATGTTCCTATTGTATATCGTATAATCAGAATTTTCAGGAGATTCGAGAATCGAAGTGTATTTTTACAAATGAAATAAACGATTCCATATGAATCATTTATTTACTATGCGACTCATCAGTTTCGATGTGGGTATTAAAAACCTTGCCTACTGTGTTTTTTCTATTACATCCTCTCAATCATCTCAAAAAAAAACTTGGTCTATACCCGAATGGAACTGCGCGAATCTTCTCGCGACCGCCGACCCCTCAGCAAATAAATATTGCTGTCAATCCATTAAGGGTAAACGCAAAACGGACGCAGAGCACCCGTGTAACAAGATGGCAAAATGGTCAGTTCCCGGTAACCCCGACACAACATATTGCGACTTTCATGCTAAAATGCACAGCGAGTGGATTATTCCTAAACGGCAACATACAACCTCTCATATCAACAAATTAAAATTGCCGGAATTGGAGAAAGAATATGCCGGGTTGTTTCCAAACGCGAATGTCAATTCCTCCGTCAAAAAACCAAAAAAATCGGAATTGGTCGAGAGGATAACCGCGCATTATGAAACGAAGTGCTATCGAAGCACCGTCGAACCAGCGGAAAAAGCGAAAACCGCTGGGGAAACCGATTTAATCACAATAGGGCGCGCTATTAGACGGCAATTGGACGAAGACTCCGCTATCGCCGATGTCACACACGTGGTCATCGAGAATCAAATATCAACTATTGCTGCTCGAATGAAGACTATCCAGGGCATGATTGCACAGTATTTTATTATGCGGTTTGGGGATGCGGTTTACATTGAGTTCGTATCCTCTCATAACAAACTCAAGGGATTTTCCACAGAAAGACGAGAGGACGAGACAATTTCGAAAAATGAAAAAACGTCGTACAAAGCAAACAAATCGGACGGAATCGAGGTTTGTCGTAGATTTTTTGCGGCGAATCCCGAAATGAAAGGATGGGAGCCGGTTTTCGATAAGTCGAAAAAACGCGACGATTTAGCGGACTGCTTTCTGCAGGGTATTTGGTTCCTGAAACACAATAAATTAATATTATGCGCGGAAGACTTAAAAATAAATAGTGTAATCCTATCATAAACAATGGAGGTAATTGATATTGGTTTAGGCGATTTAGATTCGGCGGTTCCTATTACTTTAAATTTACGCGATGATACGGCATTTGAACCTAGGTCGGTTAATTTCGGCGGCGGAATTGAAATGTTCATGAACGACAATCAGCGTAGCAACGGAAAACAGGTTAACGTCGATTTCGCGGATTTGGATAAACTTGAGTCGCAATTGAATCATTTATCTGCTGGTTCTGGCGCTAGCACCGGCGCTAACACCGGTACTGGCGATTTTTTCGGCGATTCCACGAAGTCAATCAGCGGCATGGCATCGAGTTTGTTCGGGTTTGGGTCTTCTTCTTCTTCTTCAGAGCAACCAACAACGGGAGGATACGAACCAAATGATTCCAAACTGGGACAGTCCACTACAAGCGGTTTAGGAAACACTAAAACATGGGACGGATTCACCAAAGTTGGCGATATTCCCCCCTCTAACGGATATTCACGTCCTTCCAGCACAAACAATATGTCCGACCGCGAAAAACGCAGAAAGAAGCGCGAGATGATTAAGAAGTTGGAAGAGTGGTATGAGGCGGGTCAGTTGAAACAACGCCCCAGCAGTTTCAATATGGATTCGCCTTATGAAGAAGTAGAAGATGAATACGAAGGCGCTTTAGAGGATAAGAGAAAAAAGGATAGTGTTAAATTGCAGGGTTGGTGGTTTATTACTTTAGTCAATTCTCTCGAATATGCAAATGCCGCATTTGACCCTTTCGGCGTCAGTTTAGACGGTTGGGGCGAAAAAGTGTCAGAGGATTTACCTGAATACGAAGAGATTTTCTCCGAATTGCACGATAAGTACAAGGGCGGCAAATTGGCACCGGAAGTGTCGCTTATCATGCGTCTTGGATTTAGTGCTGCCGTGGTCGGATTCTCTAATAAAGCACTTTCCTCTGCCGCACCCGCATTCGGTGATGTTATTCGGCAAAGTCCAGAGTTAATGCGGACATTCAATGACGCGACAGTGAAAGCACTGAGTCAACAGAGTCCCGGATCTGCCTTTGCTTCAAATTTGATGAATCCATCGCAAGATGATGTGAATTCGTCGTTTGGACCTCCTCCTAAACCTATTGAAACAAAATCGCAACCACCACCAGTCAGACCCGGGGCAATGCAGTTTACGCAAGAACCTGGACGTAATTATTCTGCTACTGCAAATCCTGCAAACAGACCGGATATTGCAATGGGGAGAGGTGCAATCAACCCAACAAATCCAATGTTTAAAGAGCAAGGTGTCGATATTGGCAACGGATATTCAGAAGTAAGGAACACGGTTCAGAAAAGACCAGAGATGAGAGGACCGCAAAACGATGTCGATGATATTTTATCGGGATTAAAAATGAAGACCGTTAATGTTCACGAACAACCCAGTATATCAAACTCGGGAATTCGAGTAGAAGATGAGTCGATGGTAAGTATTTCTTCTCTACGCGACATGTCAAATATGAACGCACCTAAACGTACAAACCGCCGCAAAAATACTTCGGATAAGAACACGATTTCTCTGGGCGACATCTAAGAATACGATTTCTCTGGACTTAGAACACGATTTCTCTGGGCGACATCTAAGAATACGATTTCTCTGGGCGACATCTAAGAATACGATTTCTCTGGGCGACATCTAAGAATACGATTTCTCTGGGCGACATCTAAGCGACAAAAATAACACAGCAATATTTGATGTGTCATTTTTGGATAGGCGAGTAATATATATTTGCAATATGGATGATTTCGACGAATTATATGATGGAGTAAGCAATCGCCCGATTTATATCCGCAAAAATGTCCAAAGTTTTTCCAACTATGAATCCCTACACATCGAAATAAACAAAAAGGTGAGCATAAAATCCCTCTTGGATTTGGAAAATCAAAACGATTTCAATGAATCCGAATCGTCAAAATATGGTTCGCATATAACTCGAAAAGACAATATTGCATCGAATGAAAATGAAGCGCAGTGGAGGGAATCTCGTAAGTCGAAACGAGATTCCTTCCGCTGCGCTAAAGAAATCTCTCCAGCGAATCCTCGAACGCCTACCATTCTCCGTCAGTTTCTCGGAGAATCATCCAATTCCAGTGCTTATTCTTCGCTCCGGAATTGTCCATTTTCATTCGATGCTCCTGCGTCGCATCTCCTGAAAATTTCGGATTTACTACCTTCTGCCACTTCGTATGCGAAGTCCGT